GTTTTCTGCATACTTTGCAGCTGTTACTTCAATGCGTGGCTTTGTGTAAGCCATTGCTGTTACAGCAGGGCGAGCAGCTTCAACTGCGGCAGCCTCAACTGTAGGTGTTGCTTCGACTGCTGGAGTGTTTTCCACTGTGGCTGTCTCGCTTTCTGTTGGTTGGTTGGTTTCTACAGCTTCGGTTTCCGCTGATGCGGTTTCTTCTGCTGCAATGCTAGTGATTTGAGCCGATTTGAATGCTGGCTCTGTGACGGCGCTGACCTCGCGCAAGATGCTTGAAGTTACATGTAGAACGCCGTCTTTAGGTTTAGATGATTTGACTTCTACACCAACACTCAGACCTGTAACAAGTCCTTCCTGTGCCATCAATAAATAATCAGTCGCTTTGCTACTACGACTTAATTTAAAGGTAGCGTAAATGCCATCGCCTTCACGAATCTCAAAACTTGAAGCCCGACCCAAAGGTTGCTTAATGTCATGTTGCGCTAAAAGACGCACGGACTTTGCATCTGGAATCTCTATTGAATCGGGTTCAAAAATAACTGCGCCGGCGCTTGTATTACCAATTTCACCTGTTCCCATTGGCACGATTTTGCCTGAAATCTCGCGTGTGTCCATTGAGGCTGTAAGTTCAGCCGCTTCCAAAGTAAAGAAGGTTAAATCGCTCATATCATTCCTTCGCTTCCATTAGGTGTTAGGTCTGTCATCTCCATGGCTTGTTCTTGAGTGATCAACTGTAAATCAAGAAGTTCACGGATAATTGAAAGTTCAACGAGTGGATCAGTGCGGAGATAATTCTTATCGATGTCAAATTTGACGATGTTGCCCCGAGCTGTAATGTCGTCCATTGAAAGACGATCTTCTATTGCTGAGATAAATGGCTGTAAAGATAGTGTCAGGAATTGCTTGCGTTCATCTGTGACGTTGGCGTAGGTCATCGTCGTGTTCTGATCTGCCGAGACGTAATATGGAGGCACATTGCAAAGGCGAGCAATCTCGGTTGCAAGATTCTGAATGGCCTCGTTGTACATCATATCTTTAGGGCTGAATCCGACTGCCTCATATTGCAAAGTCGATGTGAGATAAGCTGTAGAACGATTAAGGCGAGCATTCTTCCATGCTGAAAGTAATCCCTGTACTTCGGCAGGTGGAAGGTCTGCACCTGAGTTACGAATGTAGCCTGTAGCCATTGGAGTCGCCGCTGCAACTACGCTGGCTTTCTGAATGTCTAGTGCGGCGCGAATTGTCGAGACGCCTGTGTTTAGAATGCCATCGCTTAGAGATTGGAATGTGATAAGTGAACCGAGGCCGTCCATTGGGACTGTAGTTCCATCGATTGCGTAAGACTTGACGAAAACATTATCACGATCAAGTGTCGCTGTGACTCGGCTGTTAGCGACCCACTCAAAGCGTGATGGGCGACCATCTTCTTGATAAGTTTCAACTACTTGCCAAAATGCTTGGCCGTAAAATAAAAGTGAATCAACTGTGTAAGCAATAGTTACTGAACGTGGCTGTGAGTATGAAGGTTGGTCAAGCCATAGTGGCTTCCCTAATTCTTCGCCCGTAGACTTCTTATAGAGCTCAAGTGGAATGGTGCCGATTGTGCCAGCAAGTAGATTGCGACAACGCGCTAGGGCAGGGACTCCCATTGCTTCGGTGCGACCAACATAAGCGAATTGGAATGGCATCGCATAAGGTGAATACTCACCTAAGACCTGAGGTGCGTACTGAGCCTCGACATTTGCTTTCGGTGCTGCACCTGTAAGGCGCGAAAGGATACCCATAGAGGGCAATTATACACTATGCGGTGTAGATTGCTGCGATCTGTTGAGGTTTCGTGAGTTTCCAAACTATCATGGCGACGCTGATCGGAATTGAAATGTCGCCAGCGGACCGACGCTTGACGATTCTCCACGCGGAATCTGTGACTTTAGCTGCCACACTTTCAAAGGATTCAATGATCGACCTTTGTCCGTTGTGAACCATTTTACGATTCACCATCGCATCAAGTAAATCTCCGCAAGCCTGATAAAAGTTATTGGAACTGCAATCTTCGACGACTTGGCCAGCATTGGCAAGGCGATCGGCAATGGATTGCGTCGCATACTTATCGAACATGATCTGTCGTGGGCGATAAAGATCAGCCCATCCTTTGATCCCAGCCGCCACTTCTAGATCGTTAATAGCCACGTCATTCTGCCATTGTTGAAGAACTCCGATACCTATCCGTCCATCGGGAAGGATTTGGCCAGCGCATAATGAAGCCATTCTTTTCGACGGCGAAACATCAAAGGCAAATACCGTGTAAGCCCCGGGTGACATCTCTAAACTGTTATCCCCGCACTCCTCAAGCGCACCCGGAGGGAACGGACTTTGAAGACTGGAAACCCATAAACACAACAGCTCGGTCATAATCGCGTCATGGCTGGAGGTAGATAAGCTTTCCTCGATTGCCTCTCGCGACACTCTGATTCCTAAAGCTGGATTGGCCATTGCTACGCCATCCCAAAATGCTTTAGAATTAACGTCCACCTTTAACATGTTAGGTGCTGAGTATTCGTAATACCCAAATGTCTTAGGAGGGTTTTCGCTCGCTCTTTCTTTCAGCGAATTAAGCGGCAGGCTAAAAGCATCGCCAGCATTGCTAGTCCAAAATGTTTGACCATCTGTAGCCCTAGTTGTAGGTGTGATAGCTGTAAAGGCTTCCTCTGACCATTCACGGAGCTCGTCGCCCCAAGTGAAATGACTGGTGCGTCCGCGACTGCCATCCCTAGTTGCTGCGACTACATCTAAGCGACCACCGCCAAACTCAGGAAGTAATTCGATCGATTCTGTGCCGTTAGCGTAACGAATAGCCTTTACTTGAAGATTAAGAAAGTCATGGCTTTCAATGAGGTAACACATCTCTCGAAATGAAACCAATGCCATCGCTCTATTGGATGAGGCTATAAGCACACGAGGACTCTTAAATAGGAATAGATGGGCAAGGCACATGATTCGGCCTAGATGCGATTTTCCTGATTGTCTTGCGACTAATAGCAACCCACTACGTCTTATGAATTTATCTTTGCCGTCTACTGTGAAGAAATCCTTGACGATAAGCTCTTGCCAAGGCATCAAGGGCTCGCCTAATTGCTTAGCGAACTCGATAACCTCATCGCCTCTAGTTTTGCCCTTGAGGAGAGGTGTGTGCACCCTTGGCTTAGTTGCCCCTCGTAGGGCTTTGCCAGTTTTGGTAGCCATTAGGAACCTTCGGGATCAGGTCGGACTGTAAAGGGTGAGTCTGTGACTGGTCTTGACCGTTTCGGGGAGATAAAGGAAGGAAAGACAGGTGGGGTGGCCTGTTGTGCTAAAAAAACGCCCTCTGATCGGCTTCCCTTGCGACTGTTGCACCTTGCACAACATGACACGAGATTATCGTATGCAATAGGATCACCGCCTTTTATTATAGGAATAATGTGATCTACTGTTGTAGCTGGTTGCCCACAATAGAAGCACGACCATTGATCCCTCTGTAGCACCTCAAGCCTGCGCTTCTTGTATGCCCGAGTACCACGGGGATCACCGCGCTTTGTACTCATTGCCATCCTTTAGTCTTTAGATGATGGAGTGCATTGCAGTAGTTAGGATCTTCATACTCAGTCCATCCATAACGACGTCCTACATAGTGATAGTACATCCAAAACTGTGTGATCGCTGAGCTTCTCTTTAGGCTCTCAGTCTTCATCTGATAGAGCCCATATACCTGCTTCGTACCACCTATGTTACCTACTGCCTTATAGTTCCATCTTGATTCTCTATAGACAATCTCATGATGGCACTTCTCTTGCTTCTCTGTTAGTTGGTAATCAGCTAATAGTTTTGCATATCTGATCTCTTTAGTGGCATCTATTGAGCCACTTGAATCAGGAGCTATGCTCATGAATAGAGCTGTCCCAATAACGAAGGCGACCACTCGCGCTCTGCCCTTCCGGGCGCGTGCTGAGCCCCTGATGGGCTCTCGCCTGAGAGTACCATGCATGTCAAGCATCTTTGTATAAGTCCTGTTCAGAGGCGTGTCGCTCATCGATTGTCCGAACTATAGAATCCTGAACCCTTGAAGATGACCCCTACAGAGCTGTAAACCTTATGCATAGGACTATGGCAGAATGGGCATTCTAGATCATGCGGCTCATTGATAGATAGCCATTCCTCAATCCTTGCATTACTCGCGCAAGATTCTTCGTCACACTCGAACTCATACGTCGGCATCTGGATCACTCTCACATGTTCTGCATACTGGTGTAAAGCTCCATGCTCCGCACATCTTGCATCTCATAGGCTCTAGTGTATCTCGATCACCCTTGAAATCCCCGTAACCTGAACTCAGCAATAGATCGACCAAATCACCAAGCCGCATAAAGGCCAAATAGTCTTGCGGACTATTTTCTCCTTGACCATTTAAACGACACACCACGATTGGCAAGTCTTGGGACTTGCTAGCTCTTTTGGTGACTTGATCGATCCATGCCTTAGGCTGGAACGCCGATCTAGCCTTAACTTCCATGTCGAACGGGACATGTGTTATATCTTTTCCAGCCCCTCTACCGATATCTGCATGTGGCCACCACTCCGAAAGGTAACGTGCGACCACTCGCTCGGTTGAGAATCCTCTGTATTTACGGCTTTGTGAGGCCATTGACCGCGTGACACTTTCTGCATGACCACGCTTTATTAGTAAGATTCACTTTGATCTCTGATACTGGTATTGAATCATTACATAAACAGCACCGAGTCATGAATGTAAATTCTTCTAAGATTGCTTGGACTTCTTTAGATCGCTGAATCTCTTCATCCGTTGGGAATGACTCCCATTCATCATCCTGATTCTTAAACTGTAAGCGTCCCATTAGACTCTCGCCTTCTGTCGTTGCCATGCGCCTTCTTTGTTGATCTCATACCAAATAACATCTTCACCCTTCGGGCATCGTGTCAGCTCACCTGTAACAGCATTGCGACACTTGAAATGACCCCATGCCTTACCTGCGCCCGATTGCCCAGTTTTCCAAATCATGTCGCCATGAGGACATCTCGGAATATCCTTCTCGGTTTGGCCGCCAATAATCTCTTTCACCGTCGCAACAGCTTCCTCCATTGTGGGCGGCATAGTCGCTGGCTTGATAGTCCAAGGATCCTCCTCCTTTACTACGGGAATGTATTCGCCCGATGTACTAGCCATCTTGGCCTTTACTTCATCGATGCTAGCCTTGACTTCTTGCGCTTTACCAACCTTCGCCATCTCCTCTCGTGACGCTCGCTTTCCCTTTGTTGCATATCCGGCGTTAGCAAGCGCTCGACCGATAGCACTAGTCTCACAATTCTCCAGCGCACTTGTCGCATTAACTCCGCGCCCTTGGATGGTCTCTTCTGCCAGTCCAGTAGTCCAAGGCCTGTTATCCGCCTCTGTGCGAAATATAGAAGCCTCAACGATAAAACGACCAGCGGACTGATCAAGTAACTTCGTATGAATTTGCCCATCGGGATGATCCTTCCAAAATTTAATAAGTCTTTCTTCTACTGTCTCATAATCTTCTAGGTTAAACATAAAGCTCATTCTCCTCTGTGTGTAGTTGCCCTGCTATTGCAAGATAGGCTGCAGCGTCGATGTATGTATCGACTTTCGCAGACTCCATACTTCGTGCGAGCTTGACCAGTGCCATGCATGATGCCACTTGATAGTCAGTAACAGGCATTTGGAGGAATGCAGACCAGAGACATGCTGTTCTGGACATATTGTCTGACGGGTGTCCGTAGTCCATTCCACGATCTTGAATTGTTGCCTTTGCTTCGTTGAGGAAATCACTTGCTTTCACACTTTAACCCTTTCCTTAGATGCGTAGTACTCTCTCACAGCTTTGCGACCTTTGAGATAACCAACGCGGATGCCGACCATTCGGCCTAAGTGGAACCATAGTGCAGAGATAGCAATTATTGCCACTAGATCCTGTAATGCTGAATCAAACATGTTGCCCTTTCTTATCGACGCCCTTCGCCGATGAGATAAGGATGACAGATGTCTATTCTAGGTCAAGGCTATTTTGATAACGAAATGGTAACGATTCTGCATCATCTATGTGGTCATCGATCGACCGAGCTAGGTCGTTATCTAGGTCGTCCATAGCGCTTACCTGAGACCACAAAGGTGCCATCCTTTTCGATGTAGATCAGATCGACCTGCACATTCTTGCCATCGACATACATGATGGCGAAAGCCTGTTGCCAGTTAGCCGAGCCCTTTGTGTAGCTTGCCTTAGAAAAGTCCATAAGGTTGCCCACTTCTACGCCATGCAGGATACGCCCTATACGGCCTCCTGAGGCCTCTGAGAACGACGAACGCCCTGCCCTGTGAGTATGACCCGAGATGACGCTCTTCCCGTGCCTACGGGCCGCCTCAAGGGCTGAAAGACCCCCTTGTGACTTAATAGGGGTGTGATCCCCATGGACTGCAATCCAGTTAGGCGCGATGTTATATGGTTTCTTATGGAAGGTGATCCCAAGCTCATCAAATCTCATAAACTTCTCGAAGCGTAACTCCGGCAAAGATAGAAATGAGGGAATCTTCCTCATGATCTGATTGTAAAGCCGATCAGTATGGTTTGACCTTATGGTCTGCGTGACCTGTAAGTCGTAAAGGACTTGAACAGCTTCATCGCGATCATCTCCAAGAGTCTGCTCATAAGCCTCGGGTGTGCCCTCACTCCATTTCGATATAGTATTAAAGTCTATTTCGTCGCCAATGGTTACTACCTCGTGCGGCTTGAACTTACTGATAAAGCTGGCTAGATTCTTAACTGCGTGTCTATCGTGGAAGGGAACCTGTAGGTCGCTCACTATGACAATGCGCTTCATTAATCCTCGTCGTCGTCCTCGTAGGGTATGCGATCCACTCGGTCGGGGATCGATGGCAAGATCCAATCAGGATAAGAGTCTCGATCAAGAAGAAGCCAAAAGGCCATATCTTCGCTAAAGCCTGCCTTTTTCAATGACTTGAAGTACTCATTAAGAGCAATGCAATAGGCGTCTAATGCGTTGTATGTATCGAGATCGATAACTCTTTTTCTTGCCATAGCAAAAATTATCGCTCTAAGAGTATGTTGTAGATCTCATCGACACGCGAGTTGAGGCGCTTAATCTCAGACAATAGATGCGTGATCACATAACCTGCAAGTCCACCGATCACGGCAAGGCTGGCAAAATAAAGGGTAAAGAAGTTTTCCTGTGTCATTGCTTATTCACGCCAAATGATGCGTCATTGGGATTAAGCCAGCGCAAGATAACGGGTGCTAGTGCTGCGCCACCGGCCATTGCTAACGTCTTAGGATCAGTTACCCCTGCCATGTATAGCGCCAATGCAGCTGCTAAAAATGATCGAGCCCATGATGCTGCGAGTGACTTTGCTTGTTCCATTATTTGCCTCCTAGTAACGGGATATGAAAGAAAGAGCTGTCCGTATCGCCTTGCTTAGTGAAAGAGATATGGCAATGATGATT